CGCTTGAAAGAAAAAGCCAGTGAATGTGCCGGCGAGATCGAAGGCTTGTTCGACGACTTTGTGGCCGCAGGTGCCAAGATGTCAGCACAGTTCCAACCCATCACCATCATCCGTGGCCACAATGTGGCGCCGCAGTTGATCCATCAGATCCAGCAAATCTGGAAAGGCCACTTGACTGAACTAGAAGCAGTGGTAGCAGGCAAAGATGCACAGTTGGTAGAAGGCTACGGTCGTTTTACCAAAACTCAGCTCAAGCAACTGGTAAAGTTTGCTGAGCAAGTGATCACTGACTGCAATAACTATGTGCAGATCAAGAAAGTGGAACGCAAACCACGAGCCAAGAAGGCCGTGAGTGCTGAAAAAGTCACAGCCAAGTTCAAGTATCTCAAGACATTCCCAGACCTCAAACTGGTGAGTGAGCCTGCGGTGAAACTGGTGGATGCTACAGAAGCTTGGCTCTACGATACTGTGAAACGCAAGCTGATCCATGTTGTGGGTGATGCACATCGTGGTAGCTTTACTGTGAAGAGTTCTGCTGTGATTGGATTTGACACAGGCACAAGCTCGCAGAAAACCCTGCGTAAGCCAGCAGAGACTCTAAAAGCACTGTTAGCAGCAGGCAAGCCAGCCACCCGCAAGATCTTCAAAGAGTTGAGCACCACAGAGACCCAATGGAACGGGCGTGGCAACGATAACTTGATCATCCTCAAGGTCTGGTAATGTGCTAAATATTGGGGACGGAGTCCCCAATGGAAGAACAACAACCAATAGACCTAGTAACGCTCAAAAATAACCTTTTTGAGTATGTGCGCCTGCAACTGGGCAGCCAGATCATTGATATTGAACTGGACCCGGCGCACTTTGAAGCAGCATATCAGAAGACCGTTGGCACTTATCGCCAGCGAGCCAATGCCGCGTATGAAGAATCATACAGCTTCATGCAGTTGGTTAACCAGCAAAACATCTATACCTTGCCGCAGGAAGTGCAGAGTGTACGTCAGATCTTCAAACGCTCCTTTGGCATAGCATCGGGCCCAATGGGTAGTAATTTTGATCCGTTCAGTCAGGCACAGATGAATGTGTACCTGATCAACTTCAATCAATCGGGCGGTCTTGCCACATATGATTTCTACAGTCAGTATGTGGAATTGGCTGCTAGGATGTTTGGTGGATTTTTAAATTACACTTGGAATCCGGTCACAAAGAAACTGCAAATCATTCGCAATCCAGCAGGTGGCGGTGAAGTGGTATTGTTGTGGACCTACAATCTCAAGCCTGAGATACAGTTGTTAAGTGATTTCCAGATCCAGCAATGGATCAGAGATTATACCACAGCGGCTTGCAAAATGATCATTGGTGAAGCCCGCGAGAAATTTGGCACTATCGCCGGACCCAACGGCGGTGGCACACTCAATGGTACAGCCATGAAATCCGAAGCCAAAGAAGAAATGGCAGATCTCATCAAGCAATTGGTAAATTACGTGGATGGAAGTCAGCCATTAACCTTTGTGATTGGATAAGATCTGTGCTATAATTAGCACATGGCTGATCTAATGATTGATATTGAAACGGTAGGCACAGGCCCAGAAGCTTGTATTCTAACCATCGCTGCCCAGACATTTGACCCGTTGGGCACGGGCTATCATACTCAACAATTCTATGCTAGAATTGATCCGGACAGCCAACCTGATCGCAACATTGAACAGGGTACTATTGAGTGGTGGGCTACCCAACCCGCAGAAGCACAAGAAGAAGCATTCGGACCGGACAATCGTATTCCACTAGATACAGCCTTGGAAGAACTGGGCCGATTGATCTGGAAATCAAAATCAATCTGGGCCAACGGTCCTACTTTTGACATGAACATTCTTGAGCATGCTTACAAAAGTCATGGTCGTCCGTTGCCTTGGCAATACTATCGGGTAAGAGATGCCCGAACTGTTTATGCGTTATATCCAGGATTAGGCAAACCACCTGCCAGTCATCACGCATTGGAAGATTGCCGTAGGCAGATTGACTTGTTGCAGGCCACACTAAAACATCTAAATGTAAAGGCACTATCATGATTATTGGAATCTGCGGATTCATCGGCGCAGGCAAAGACACTGCGGCTGACTATCTTGTTAACTTTCACGGCTTTCGTCGTGACTCATTTGCTGCTACTCTTAAAGATGCTGTGGCTGCTGTGTTTGGGTGGGATCGAGAATTGTTAGAGGGCCGTACAAAAGAAGCCCGTGAATGGCGTGAACAAGTGGATCCTTGGTGGAGTCAACGCCTTGACATGCCCATGTTAACTCCACGTTGGATTCTGCAACATTGGGGCACAGAAGTGGGCAGAAATGCGTTTCACACGGACATTTGGATTGCCAGTTTAGAAAACAAACTGCGTAAAAGTGGGGACAATATTGTAATTTCGGATTGTAGATTCTACAACGAAGTAGCGGCCATCAAGAATATCGGTGGGCGTGTGATCTGGATACAGCGCGGTATCATACCGCATTGGTATGACATAGCAGCCAAAGCCAATCACGGTGATGAAGCAGCACGACGTTGGTTGGATTCAGAAGGAGTTCATGCGTCAGAATATTCCTGGGCAGGAACCACATTCGATTATGTTGTAGAGAACAATAGAAATGTAGCTGAGTTATATGATCAACTCAACGATCTGCTTGTAGTGCGTTTGGCACCCAAGGAACGTCTAGCCGCTTGACTTCCTCTACACAATTTAGGCACACAGTCCTTAGATTGTTCAAGGCAACATTCCGCATGTTGCCATCCATATGATATACTAGTGTTTGGCTGGCATATCTAGGTTTAAACCCACATCGATCGCATGTGGGTTTTTTCTTGTATCCTGCTTGTTTCCATAGTGCTTCTGGCGGCCGGATCTTCTTGTTTCGACGGATACAATGATCGCATCTAGCTCGATAGTGTGTGATATCATCTCGGTGGTAGTTTACCGCTACCGGACGTTGATTACAGGCGGTGCATATGGGTCTCATGAGGTATTTAGTCTTAAACCTTTGGCAAAGGGCTCCTCAACACCACTGGTTTTGTGTTCATCCGATAAATATCTGTAACAGTTTTTAAAGGAGCCAACATGGCAACAGTACCATTAGTTTCACCTGGCGTGCAGGTATCAGTAATCGACGAAAGTCAATACCTGCCAGCAGCCACCAATTCAGTTCCCTACTTTTTGATCTCTACAGCACAAAACAAAGTATCGGGCAGCGGAGTAGGAGTAGCAGCAGGAACATTAGCAGTTAACGCAAATCGCGTGTATCTGATAAGCAGTCAGCGAGATCTCGCAGCCACATTTGGCAACCCATTCTTCTACAAAACCACTATTGGCACTCCGATCAATGGTTACGAACTCAACGAATACGGGTTATTGGCTGCTTATTCAGCGTTGGGTGTTACCAATCGTGCATATGTTCAACGTGTGGACATTGATCTTACAGAACTTACCGCTACTCTAGTTCGCCCAACAGGTGAACCCAATAATGGATCATTTTGGTTGAATACCGCATCTACCCAGTGGGGATTGTTTGAATGGAATCAAACTACCGGGGCATTTACTGCTGTGGCACCTAGCGTGATTATTTCTACTTCGGACACACTCAATGGTGCTCCTTTGCAAAACTATGGAAACATCGGCGACTATGCTGTGGTAGCAACCAACACAGCCAATCCTATGTATTACAAGAATGGCGCAGTGTTAGCAGACCCAGGTGTAAATTCCACCACACTCAGTGATCTTTACAACACTTGGGTTCTGGTCGGAACTGACGATTGGAAATTGAGTTATCCAGCCATCCAAGGCGCCAATGCCGTAACGGACGCGCTCACTGCCGGCAATACTATTGTTATCAATGGCACAACAGTGGCAGTGCCAGCATCAAGTAATAATACCATCCAAGGTCTCAGCGGTGCTATCAACACTGCCACTATTACTGGTGTTTATTCTGCTGTGATTGACAACAAACTTTGTTTGTTTGCAGATAGTTCAGCCACAGCCGACGGATCAACAGCAGATGATGGTATCATCGTGATCAGTTCTACAGGATCAACCAGTGGATTGCTGACCACATTGGGTCTCACAGCTGACACTACGTATTATGCGCCAGGCCTACAACAGAGCCCTAACTATCAAAACCCACGTTGGAGAGCAACTGATGCCACACCGCGTCCTACAGGAAGTGTGTGGAACAAGATCACTGCACAGAATCTTGGAACTTTGATAGATGTAGAAAAGTACAATACCGCACTAGGACAATGGGTTCAACAATCTGCTCCTGTTTATGAAAACGACTGGAACGCCAATGCCGCTCTTGATCCCACAGGTGGTGGTAAAAATATTCCTGCAGGCACAACCTACACACAATACAATGTGGATCCGGTGGCTAGCGCGGTGGTAGCATATCCTTATAACAGCACCTACACTCTGCAGGTATTCCAACGCAGCCCAGCTGGCTCAACGGTGGTTACTGGTAGCACTTCTACGCCAACCGTGACCAATAATGATCAGTTTACTATCACCACTAGCATTGCAAATTCCACTTCGTTAACTAGTACAGTCACAGTGACTATCAATGGTAACACCACAGCCGACTTTGTGACTGCTGTGAGTTCTGCAGGTTTTCCGTATGTTAGTGCCAGCGTAAACAGTTCCGGCGCTATTGTTTTTACTCAAAGCCAAGGCGGTGTGATTCTATTACAAGAAGTCACAGGAACTCCAATCGCAGATGCCGGCTTCACTACCAGCACCACAGGTTGCCGCAATATCGTGGACAACAATCAAGATGCTTTCTTGCAACTCAGCGGATGGATTCCGTTGGTTTACACCCCTGACAGCGTGGCACCTTTCCAAGACCCTGCTGATGGCACATATTGGTATTACTCAACTGTTAACCAAGTTGACATCATGGTTAACACTGGCTCAGGATGGGTGGGTTATCAAAATGATTTCAACGACACACGTGGTTATAATTTAAGTCAAACCAATCCTACCGGGCCAATCATTGCTGCCACAGCACCTACCACACAGACTGATGGAACAGTATTGGTATACGGTGATTTGTGGATCGACACGTCAGATCTTGAGTTGTATCCGTTGTTATACCGTTGGCAAGCAGTTGACGGCGTGAATCAATGGGTGTTGATTGATAATACCGATCAACAAACATCAAATGGTATCTTGTTTGCAGATGCACGTTGGAGCAGCACCGGTGTTGTGAATCCAATCACTGATAATTTGCCCAGTATCACAACATTGCTCACAAGCGATTATTTAGATATTGACGCACCTGACTACACCTTATACCCCGCAGGTATGTTGTTGTGGAACACACGTCGTTCAGGATTTAATGTCAAGAGCTTCCAGGTTGATTATTTCAATGCTCAAAGTTTCAGCTATCCTACATGGTCGAGCAGCACTACCTATGCAGTGGGCGATCAGGTATTGTATAATACTGTGTTGTATGTGGCTATCCAAGCCGGCGCCGGCCAAAATCCTGCTACTCAAACTTCATATTGGGATCTGTTAGAAACCAATAGCTGGGTCACAGCATCTGGAAATCGCGCCGATGGGTCACCTTACATGGGACGTTTTGCTCAACGTGCATTGATCGTTGCTGCATTGAAATCTGGTATCGATACCAGCGTGACACTGCGTGAAGAACAGGCTCAGTTTAATCTTGCTGCTTGCACAGGATATCCTGAACTGATTACTAACATGGTAGCACTCAGCGACGAACGCAACAATACTCTGTTTGTGGTAGGTGACACACCAATGCGATTAGGCCCACAGGCCGGTGATATCGCCGCGTGGGCAACCAACAACAATGCAGCCGGGTTGTTTGCTGGTGACGGGTTAACTTCTGCATCACCTTATGCTGGCGTATTCTACCCAAGCTGCCAAACTACAGATTTAGGTGGAAGCACAGTTGTTACTGCTCCTAGTCATATGATGGTCCGCACTATCATCCGTAGCGATTCGGTGGCCTATCCGTGGTTGGCACCAGCCGGAACACGTCGAGGAGTGATTGATAATGCTACTAGAATTGGATATATCAATGCCACCACCGGGGAGTTTGTTACCATTGGTAACAATCAAGCCTTGCGCGATGTTGAATATCTCAATCGTATCAATCCAATCACATTTATTCCAGGTGTGGGTATCACTAACTTTGGTAACAAAACACTTTACGGTGAAGCCACTGCGTTGAACCGTATCAATGTAGCACGACTGATTGCATTCATGCGTGGTAGATTGGAAGAGATCGGCAAGAGCTTCTTGTTTGAACCAAACGATCAGATCACACGTAATGAGATGACCAATGCTGTGAATTCATTGTGTATCAATCTTGTGGCCAAGCGTGGTATCTATGACTTCTTGGTAGTGTGTGACGATTCAAACAACACACCTGCTAGAATTGATGCTAACGAATTGTGGGTTGATATTGCTATCGAACCGGTGAAGGCCGTGGAATTCATCTACATTCCTCTGCGTATCAAAGCCACTGGCGCTATTGCTAACTCACAGAGTGCAGCACAAACTTCTATTCAATAACAAGAGGTTAGCAACAAAAATGGGGTGGAAACGCCCCATTTTTTTTGGCCTCAATCGAGGTAAATAAATGCATAGGAGATTACAAATATGGCCGTTTCATCATTAACAAGAATGACAGTGCCCTTGGCAAGCGATCAAAGCGCGAGCAACCAAGGCTTGCTCATGCCCAAACTCAGCTATCGCTTCCGAGTGATATTTGAAAACTTTGGAATAAGCACACCCCGAACAGAACTTACCAAACAAGTCATGGACTTCAAGCGTCCTACTTTGACGTTTGATCCCATCGTT